TAGGAATGTCTTTGCCCAGCTCTCTGCCATTTTCTTTAAGTCGCTCATTAGCTTCTCCTTCGAGGTTGAAATAACTGCCATCTTTGTCTCCCAAAGTTGTGAATGAAATATGGAAATGCGACCGGTGAGGGTTAGCGCCTTTGTAAGCTCGCCGCTTCCATCCCAATATCGGACTCATAATCTTTCCGTCGTAGATTATATATTTAATACGCTTATCGCCCTTCTTGGCTAATTTGCGAATCTTCTCAACTAGCGCGTAAGCCTCTTCTTTGTGAGCTGATAAGTCAGCATCAATATCTAAAGCTCTAACGATTCCATCGACTGGTATATGGTCAGAACTGCCTTTAGCAAGGTGGCGAGCGTCAGCAATCCAGCCGTCAGACTTCCTATCGCGATCAGGATAATCGTCATCGATTTGCTCCCGAAGTTGAATACCTGCTGCGCATAGTTTAGGCATTATCTATAAAGATTGTTCCAGCCAGCTTAGGCTATCTTCATCCCAATACCATCTGCCCTCTGTGCGCATTGGTGTTGGCGGTTGCCAATCAAAGTTTTCATCTAGCGACCAAGATGGGTAAGGTTGAGCTGCAATAAATATGTCATTGATTGGATCATAACTCATTCCTATTCCAGCGTATTGTTTGCGAATGTTGTTATTATATGAAGTGCGCTTGCAGGTTTGACCTCTAAAATTGGCATACCAAGTTTCAGGTTCTAAGCCTTCAATAAGTTCAGTTTCATCAATACCTACAATGACCTCAGTTACTATATTATTCTCATCTAAAAAAGCGTAATGTGCCATTATGACCAACTCACATTTCCTGTGCCAGCAGTAATTGTTGTTCGCTTAAAGCCACCACTTGCAGCACTTGTAGTGCCTGTCAATCCTGCGCCAATAGTAATTCTTCTATTATTTGGGTATCGTAAAATTACCACACCTGAACCGCCTGCTGCTCCGTTGTATGCAAAATTTCCTGTTGAACCTCCGCCACCGCCTCCACCTGAATTAATTGCTCCAGCAGTTGCGGCAGGATTATTTTCATTTCTACCACCATTTCCGCCACCACCTACACCGCCAATATTTCCTGATTGAGTCGTGCTTGATGACCCAGCACCACCGCCACCAGCATAGGTAACGGATGAACCAGTTATTGAAGTAGCCACACCAGCGCCACCAGCGCCACCAGTATTGTTTGTTACATTTGTAGCAGCAGCGCCAGCGCCTCCGCCTCCGCCTCTTGGTTCATATGCGCTGTTGAAAGTTGCTCCAGCAAAACCTTGATTGGCAGTTCCACTTCCTGGCGCTCTTTCGCTTGGATAGTTAGCAAAATCTCCGCCACCGCCTGAACCACCTGTAGTTCCGCTTTTACCACCGCCAATAGAAGTAATGGTTGAGAAAACGGAATTTGAGCCATTGGTTTCACCACTTAGTGGTGACACAATTCCTGCTGCACCACCAGCACCAACTGTAACTGTGTAATTTGTGCCAGACTGTAAAGTTAAAGCACTTTCTAAACTACCGCCTCCGCCAGTTGCGGTAACTGTGCAACGCAAACCACCTGCTCCGCCACCACCACTTGCGTTCTGACCTCCACCTCCACCCCCTGCAACAACTAAATAGTCAACACTTAAATTAAAAATGCGCGAATAATTTTGTGAAGCAATAATCCCGATTAAACTCATTAGGCTATATCTCCTACAACATACCAAGTGTCAGTTGCGACCTTAATGCAAGAAGCGGCTGAGAACTGCACCCTTAATTCTGGAGCTGTTGCAGTTGCCCCTGTTGATGAGATCGTAGTAGTGCCTGAAGTGACTGCCTTGATTGTCGTTGTTCCTGCACCGATTTGAATAACATTGATTACTGTGCCAACTGGAAAAGCAACATTGGCATTGGTTGGAATCTGAAAATCATTAGCAGAAGCATTGGACATAGTGACCAGTTTGTAGGCATCACCGAGGACAACTGTATAAGTAGCAGTCTGAGCGTTTAGAACTACTGCAATTCCCGCAGAGTAGGCAAGTCCTGTGGCTGCTCCACTATCCGCCTGAAGTATGAAGCCGTCAGTTCCAACGGCTAGGCGTCCAACTGTGTTATCAGCCGTTCCTACTAATAAATCGCCTTTAGCATCTATTGTGGATTTAGCCACCGCAGCGCCAGCGTTATTAAATACTGTTGTGTCAATTGCTGATCCGAGTGTGCGGATAGCAGAAGCGCCATCTTTGACTAAATCCGTATCATTGGGTGTAGTCCAAGAGTAATTCGTTGTGGTTGCCATTTAATCTCCTATGCAACTATTGTAGCGTTGAGCCAGTCCAAAGTGGGGCTTATTGTATTCCAAGACTCAGTCGCTGGGACTGAGTTCCATCTGAACGCCTGAAGGCTGAAAGCAATAGGCGAAACATTTAGAGTCAAGTTGAGCTGATTAAGGCTAGCCGTCCAAGTCCAACCTTCTACGAATCCTTGAAATTCTCCATTTACCATATTGGCTGGCAGGTTCGTAATATTAAGAGCTTCGCCCATAAATACATTTAGCAGGTCATCTCGTTCAGCATCTGGTATCTCTGGGCTAGCTACTGGGAAGGTTATCTGCCTTAGGGCGAATTGAGGGTAAGCGCGAATATCAAGATAAAACTCAGCTTGATCCTCAGCGTCATTTTGATTTCTTAAAGTCGTATTTATAGTCGTTGCCAATTGACCATATAGGCTAATTGAGTCAGGGTCGCTATCGGTAATGCTTTGGTTGCCAGCAGACCCATAAGCAATTGTTATTAAATTTCTTACATCTCCAGCTCGTTTAAGAATTGATAGCGCTGGGCCAATTGCATCGTTGCCGTCTAAATCTACATATCCATCGGTTGCTAGGTATTGAGCTCTATGAGTCGAATCTGCGTATCCGATACGGCCTTGAGAATCCTCATAGAGATATCCAAGTCCGCTAGTAGCAAAGCGAGCAGCTAGGTTATAAACTGTGTCATTCAAATTATTTTCAGAATGAAGCTCATAATCTCCTGGAGTATCAATTTCTCCAAGGCCCGTATTTTCTGCATCCTGCCATTGAACTAGAGGGTCATAACCAGCCCAAGTCTCAGCAGCTGGCACTTCATTCCATTGGTCAAATAAAACTGTGCTAAGTAATTCAAGAATTCTGTCTCCATCAAATTGATGAGCAAAGTTGCCAGTATAAACTGCGCGGTTGAGTCTGGCCAAAGCACCTACTGCAATAATATTGATTCTTTGGGTTGTTGCACTTGAGCCAGAAATATCTACTGTAATGGCTAAGTCAGTTATAAAGCCACCAAATAAATTTACATAAGTGGCTGTCGAATCTTGGACTTCAATAGTTACTGCATCGTTAATCTCAAAGGGAACTGAGGCCTCGGCGGTTTCAAGGAGTGTTAGGTTGCAATATCCAGCAATAGGCTGAGAGTAAATATCTGTGCGACCAGAAGTAATAGTTAATCCGCTAAGTGTTGCGCCAGTAACTGTTGATCCATTTACCTTAACGCGATAGATAGGATTCCAGATACTCATAAGACTAGTTGGCTACCTCCGCCACCTGTTCTGGCTTGAGTCTGATTTAGCGCCAAGATAACTGCTCGAGTAAATCCTTCTTCATCGATAGCAGATGGAGCATTGACATTGACAATAACATTTCCGCGTTCTTCTAAAGCTCTAGCAGCTGCAACATCAAAGCTAGAAGGGATGGCATTACCGCTTGGCACTAAACCGCCTGAAGTAGCGCTACGACTTACTGAGGGAGCTGCTGCGCTTGCTGGTGGAGTAGTTGCATTTGCTGGCAAGGTTGGAAGAACTACTGATGGGCTAGGTCTGGAATTGCCTCCAACACTTCCCCCACCGAATGGTAACTGAATATTTGGAGCAATTGGAGTTGGAGCGCTAGATTTAATAGTAGGCAAGTTAGGCAGGAATGAGATTCTGTTGTATGCCTCAATTAGCGAATTGATGCGCTGAATAGCCCCGTCAATCAATTTAAGTAGTCCATTGATTGCGCTGCTTATAACACTTACGACTGGCCCAATAATCTTAAGAACTATTGAGAAGGCTAGGCCGATACCTTCAATAGCTTGGATTAATTGATATTTAATAATTGGGACAATGTATTTAACAAAGAAGTCTGCCATCGTTCTGAATAAGTCAGTAACCGCTTTTATATCATCCTTGTTATGCTCCATAGCAACACTTACGCGATCAAAGGCATTTCTTAGTGCTTCAATAATAGGAGCAAGGGCATTTCTCGCGGTGTTTACAAAGTTTTTGGTTTGTTCAACTAAACCATTTGAGCCACCAAATGAAGCGGCTATCTTTTCTATGACTGGTAAGAATTTATCGTTGAATAAATTAACTACACTTAAAGCAATTGGAAGAAGGGCTTGGCCTAAGACTA